GGAACTGACGACGATGGACAAGTGATCCAGTACGACGTACCTGCAGTCAAGTGCTTTTGCCATGTAGCGAACACGGGCGAGCAGGTTATCTGCTGAAGTCGACCCCCAATGGTCAAAAAGGTAGTAACGTCCTGTTCCCAATGTGGCTTCCCAAAAGGGCCGAAGCTCGTCCACTGGCGTGTCCTCTTCCAGGTGTAAGGGCCTATTTGCCGCCACCGACATGATACCAAGCGATGTTCGGGCCAAATCTTCCTCAAGCGCCAAGACTCCAATATTGCCTTCGCATCGGCGTAGAAGATCATATTCGATTTCTCTGATAAATTGGGACTTTCCCATACCACTGCCGCTTGTAATCGTGACCAACTCATACGGTCGATGTCCTCTTGTTAACTCATTGAGGCCGTTCCAAGGATACGGTATGGACTTCACCTGGCGCTTTTGTACCAGTGTGTCCCATGTGTCAGTCCCTGCTACAATGCCGTCAGGACGGTAAACCTTTGCGTTCCACCATGCCTGAGTAAAGTCCTTAACCCTGTTCGCCATAAGCATGTCACTGGCATCTTTCAGAGGTAACTTACAGATCTTCAACTTGTTAGGACTAAAGAGGTCTTTGACTTGTTCCAAAGCAGCGTCACCAGCCTTGTCGTTATCAAAGCAAAGTACCACTTGGTCGTAACCTTCGAGCCACTCTAGCTGGTCTTTAATTTCCTTTGTAGCGCCTGACGCGCCTGTTCGTAAGGAAACCACGTCGTACTGCTTATTAAACATCTCGTACACTGCTAAGGCGTCAAGCTCACCTTCAGTGATGGTTATGAATTTGTTAGTAGTACACTGTTGTTGACCGAAGAACCCTGCGTTCTTTGGGTCTCCGTTACTGAAGAAGTTTTTAGTTTTTACTTCCCTAACTTTAGCTGCACACACTTCACCAGTGTTGACGTCATAAAGAGGGTAGTAATGTTTCTCAATTTCACCGGTAGAGCCGTACTCAACGGTTACACCAAAGCGCATACAGGTTTCTTTAGAGATTCTTCTGTTGGGTATTGCTGCCACTGTACCAAACATCTGTAGTGGCTTTGCTTTTGCTATAGGGATAACTTCAGGCATGTCACCGTCACCGTGCGTATGGTAATCACAAACGGCACTAAAGCAATGCGTAGAACCGTCGTCGTAAATAGCAAGAGCATCCGAAGAATTGCACTTCGGACACCCTTCATGTTTTAGGAAGTTAGCCATGTTTAGAAGTCAGCAATTTCACCAAGTTCCATCTCTGCTTCTTCTAAAACTTTCACTGCTTCTAAGTAAGTTGCCACACCATGAACAGGATGTGGTTGACCTAGCTTGTACTTCAGGCGCACCTTAGAGTTGTAAGGAATTTCACCTGCATAAGGATTACCTTCAGCGTCAAAAGTCTTTACGTCATAACGACTCTTGAACTTACGTTGCTTTGCGCCTTGGTAGTCCTTAATCTTAACACCGTGTGCTGCTAACTCACTGGCGTCACTTTCGTCCATCGTAATGGTCATAGAGAATTGACCAGTGTCTTGCCCGTTGAACACGTCATGCTGTGTAATGTTGCTAAAGTTACAAATACCTTCAATTACTGCCATTGGAATAGTCTCCGTTTACTTGGGTTGCAACTAGATTATGTCTAGTCATACTAATATTATACCACACTACTATTTTTACAGTCAAATCATATTTACATATTCGTCATTGATAATTGTCTGCACATGTACGTAACCTTCAGGCCAGTACGTGTAGGACTCTTTAAGTGCCTTCGCTGTCCTATGTACTGACGCCTCGAAGTTCCCATAAAGACCTAGCTCGTCCTTACAGTACCAAAACGGTATACGTAGGACTGGTTCCGCTGGTCCGTTGTATTCGTAGTAAACAACAATCTCAGCATCATTACCTATAGGACCATCATTACCAAATATTTTTACCTGTTTGTTATCTGGTTGTTTCATCTAGTCGTCCTCTGGTGTTGGAAAAGGATCACTAGTTTTCTCCAGGAACAGTTCAAAGTCAGACCTACTCAGTCTCACACTGTCGTTAGGAGCCTCTCTAGTGTCCATCTCAAGCTTTAAAACAAAAGGTATACCACCGTAAGGGTCAGCCTTTATAATCTCGTTAGCGACGTCTCTAGCCTCACTGTAGCCAAGGCGATAGATGGAGTAGTCACCACCGGTTATTTCGTACACACTAAACTCGTCTTTAATCATACTTAATTTATCTCCTGGTGTACTACAGAAGTACTACAGGAGTACTTATGTAGTTTACTACTATGTTTTACTACTTTAGTTTACTACTTCTGTTTACTACTTAGTTAATACTTATGTATTACTTTAGTAGAGGGTATCAAAATCATCATCATTTGTCAAGAACAAATCTTCAGTAATAGTACCAAAACTATCAACATTAACATCGATAGAAGAAAATAAACAGTAATTGCATAGGTCTAGAAACTCTCCGTGGTTGTCTTTTTTTAACATTTCTTTTTCTTCTAAGATTCTGTCACATGCTTTGCATCTCATAAGTTCTTCCAGTCGTCCCCGTAAATGTCGAGCATGTTACGCTCCAGTTCGGCTCTGTTTAACTCTTTTAGCCGCTGTTTAACCTGAAGTCTAAACATTTCAACTTCATAGTCCTCAATCATTGCCATCATGTAGTCTGCCTCAGCTTCACTAAAGTAGTCTAAAGGGTGCGCTGGTAACATTTGTTCAACCATTTTTTATACCTCTCGTTAAGTACTTCCAGTGGTCTAGTGCTTCGCCTAGTTGCTCCATGCGTTGCTTCTTCAGCTGCTCCTGGTGGTTTAGGTCTACCAGTGTAAAGGCCATCTTTTCCATTATGTCGTTCATACGTCCATAGTCAGGCTCAACGTCAGGCTCTACGTACTCCCTGTAAATGCCTTTACCTTCAACCATGTCATCGTAATCGTCCTGCCAGATGTCTATTTGATCTCTTGCCACGTTGTGCCTCCTTTGTCGTCTTTAGCACCTAAGAACCTTTCAAGCTTACCAGATTGCTTTAGCTTTTTCAATGCTATGTATTCCGTGTGTTGTACTTCTGCACGTGTCATATTTAACACTTTTGCAATCTCTGTTTGTGACATGTGGTAATCACTGTACTGTCTACGCTTTTTCATAAATTACCCCATTGGTTAGCCATTGCTTCGGCTATTCCTTCAAAAGTAGTGCTCCTGATTTTCCATCTGTCAGCACTTGGTGGTAAATAATGAAGCCTCTGTTGTTGTTTCTTAGGTAATTTATTCATTATTTCTTTAACGTTATCAGTCTCAGTCAGTAACGGTAAGTTATGTAACCAAAGGCCTGTTTTCTTTGACTCAGGATGTCCAAACATCCAAGGCTGTACATATTGAGCAGGCTTAAACGGTAAGACTCCAACAGGGTTCTCCATACATACAAATTTAGCATTTACCTTTGCAGTCTCCCAAAGCTCTTTAGTCCATTCTATGGCTTCCAATCTCTCATTATGCTTTGGCATACCTTGACCATACCATGCGTTACCAGATACGGCTAAAGCTGTGCACGGTGGGTGCATAATTATAATGTCCCATTGTTCTCGTTTGATTACTCCAATGCAATCTTCCTGGTAATGCTTTGGTGATTCATCATCTGCAGGTAAGAGGTCACATGACCAAGCATCATGTCCTAAAGCCTCAAAAGCTTTCCTTACTCTACCTGAGTATTCACAAGCGACTAAAACTCTTAAGGGTTGCCCTTGTTTAAACATTGTCTAACACTCCCATTGACTGAGCGAATTCCTTACGTGTGTTGAAGTCCTCTAAGGCGTCTCCAGCGTCACTGTATATGAGTGTATTAGTGGTAAAGTCTCCGTCCTGTCTCCACACTATGTGTGCATTGTTAATGCCTGAGAAGCCACAGAATACTTTGGTTTGACCCTTGTTCATGTCAAAGCTAGTGAAGCAATCAACTACGTCTTTCATTGTATAAACCTCCCTTGCTTCTCTAGTGTCTTTTGCAGCTCCTTACGTCGTGCCTTACGTTGTCGCCTACGTCGTGCCCTTGGATCATTCCAACGCTCGTAAGCGTCAAAGATAAGAAACCATATAGGAACAAAGCTAAATAAGATAAGTATGTCTACTAATGTTGGGTTCATTGTTTCTGCTCCTTAATTAAGCCAAGTGTTTTTTCTATCCAGTCAATCAAACCTTCCGGTGTGTACTCCCTTTGCTTTTGGGTGCAACGTGTAGTCCCT